ACGTGTCCTCTTACGATCTTGACAATAAAATAGAAACCACTCGATACTAATTGGCTCTGCTCATCACAAATTGTCATACTCGAAAACCCGAGTGTATGTCAAGTTTGAGTCCTTTGGTCTGGGTGCAGTTTTATAAACCTTGCTGTCGTGTTCTGTCTTCTCTTCTATCCAGTCCATAATGGACATAAGGGAGTCTGTATACCATGAATCACTTGCGTCTTTCACCACTATAGCGTCTTTGAGGGTTGCAGCCAATAGGACTATTATTCCAGATATAGTCTCATCACTGCTTTTAAATATTCTCTTTAATGACCTTAAGATAAACCTCCTGCTACTCTCAGAGATTATGTGGTTGCCTGTCACCAGTTCTTCACTGTGGTTTCGGAACAGCGCATTCAACTCTGCTCTGAGAATGGGGTCCTGTAGGTTTCCTGTGAATCCAGGCAGTATGCTGCTCCTCATCTTCTTTCTCATGAAGTCTTTACCTTTATTCATTATCTTGCTGATAGTGTATGTAGAGAGTGAGTTCCAAAATGTGTCCTCAGCCACCACTTCACTGTACCTGTAAAACAGATGTTCATAACTACCTATGTCTGTGAATCCTAGACTTTCCAGCAAGTCCTTCTGGTAATTGTAGACCTCTTCATCACTGCCCAATTTGAAGATGGAGGCTTTGTCCTCCCTTGTCACTGCAGGCCCTCCCTCTTGAGTTTTCAAGACTTCTATGGGCTTAGATTCCCTTCTCACTACCTTGACACTGGGGGATGTTGCAGGTGCCCTTGCATGTGGGGAATGCCCGGGATACTCAAAGCGGTACCACGTCAACCCATCCTCTACCACAATTTCGCGATCATAATGTCCTAGCCAAGGCCAGGGCACATCTCTACTCATGGAATAAAGAGTCAGTGTTTCATAGTCCGTTTTCAAGGTTTCCTCAGCCACAGAAGACCAGTCTGCTCTGCGGACTAACCAGTACTCTCCTGCATCATCTCCCTCCCACTCTCTTTCAGTAAAATTTTCAGGATCTTCATTCCCAGAGATAGCATCAAAGAACTCTTCAATCTCATCATCATCGTCCGCCTCACAGTAGTAATTCGTTTCAGACATCTCAGTGGTATCCAGTCTGCCTGTTAGGTACTCTGGCTCTTCATACTTAGAGACCTTCTTCACTATTTTGGTAGTGGCCTTCCTTATATTCCTTGATGCCACAGCAACTTGGCGAATGGTTAAAAGCTTTGACAAGTCCAGCTTTGACACGAGAAGCCTATTCACACATGCCAAGATGAATAGGTATTGCGCATTTACCAACTTTTCAGAGGGCTGGTAAAGTGCGCTATAAGTGTCAGACTTTCTCCTATCCCAGAAAGAAGAAGCGTTGTCATAATGTGCTCGGATATACAGTAATGTCAAAAACTCAGCTACTGTCTCACCCATAGCTTTCGCAGTGATCAGGAATGCAAGGTTGTTCGTTATTGCTGTTACATTGCCTACTGCCTGCATCTCTCTCTTGCGTCTGGGCCTATCTTCAATGGAGGACAAGGCTGCCTTAGTTAGAGTGTAAAGGAACTCCTCCACTACTGTAGGATCTATCTTGATCACATCCATGAATGACAGATAAGTAAATGTAACTTTGAGTGTTGTGATTGCAGAGAATGTAGGTTTGGCACCCATTTTAGCAACGAGTCTGTCAAGCACCATAACATCTGATTCATTGACAGATTTTTGTTCTATTAAAGACTGGATAACTAGCCTTTCTTTATAAGTCACTCTTGCGAAGTTGATGTTGTCTACGAGGTCTATCACAGGAATGTCCTTGTATGACACACCTTCGAACAATGATCTGTCTATCTTGGATGTGTTAGCACTGCTGGTGAATTTAGTATAATTCTCAGAGTCAGCAATAACTAGGGCTCTTGTGAGTGATCTCTCATCTCCTAGAACCCCTAGAGTGGCGTATGCTTTATCAAAATCTGCATAACTACCGTGTGATGGATCCCTCATAAGAACTTTGTACACTTTACTAGACAAAATTGAGTCTAACACGGATTCCTGAGACACAACTAACTCCTCTTCAAATACTAGGTCTCTAATTTGTGAGAGGTTGTGGTCTTCATAGAATTTGGGGTTAAGGTCATAGTTGTAATAGAGCTCGAAATCTATGGGGGAGCCGTTCAGTGAAAAACTGGCACCTTCTTCCTTTTTGATGGTTGGGAAGCTGTATCCACCAATTCTAACGACACTATTCCTGAGCATGATTCCTCTGGATCCTGGAGCTAATGCAATAGGCTTGTTAAGGTCATTGAAGCCTAATTTGAGATCTCCAGAGTCGTTGACTGTGTAAATAGGGGAACTGATAGGAATTCCACGAGTGTTTATGAAGTTTAGCAGTAAGAAGTACAGGCGGTCCAATGCTTCCTCTTCGTTTACTACCACCTCGTAAAAAGTCTCTCCTTCTCTCTTGTATTGTCTAACTCTGCCAAATGGACTATATAAGGTGAATTGACTGCCACCAAACCAAACGTTGACAGAGTGTCTCTGGCTTTCCTCATATGTGGCAAATGACAAGCTCGTTTGGGTGGACTGCCAATTCCCTAACCCCTTCAGCCGCTCTACCTCATCCAACATCTCAGAAAAGATCTGTTTGTTTTGACATGTTGGACAGTCGCTGTTCATTTTCAACTTCTTTAGTTTAGGCTGGTCATTGACATGGAAAGCTAACTTCAGCAATAGATAGTAGTGCTTCACACTAGCATAATTGCCAGACCAGAGCTTGAATTGATCTAGAGTAAAATATTGAGGCTTCTTGTTAGAAATGAGGTATCTCCGCGTCGTGTAGAAAACAGCATAGGTCCAAAATCTCTCCAGGGTGTCCAAGTTGATACCTGAAGGCATGAAGCAGTAAGAGCTTCTGAGTTTCTGTGTGTCCTTGGAAGTAAGTTTCATGAGGTAGTTGACAACTTCTGATTCGTTTTTTAGCCTCAAGTTGTTTTTTACCCAGAAAGTTAAAGCATCTAGCCTAGATGGATCTGGAAACAAGAATTTGTACTCAGGCCCTGAGTTGTAAGCGATAATTTCACATACAGTCTTGAAGTCTAAGTTCAACCCCAAGGACTCAAAAGTGCTGTAACTGATAGGTTTACACGTTTTCTTACTGCGTAGGCTGATGTCAGACAATGAAATCTTGATACCTTCAGAGCTCTTCATGTAGTTGTGGAATTGTGAGTAGTCCATGTCCAGCCTTGTTGTAAAGACGCCAACTTCAGTCATCAAGCTGTAAACTTTAGCAAACTTAGACAAGTCTGCAAGCTTCTCCCTTTCTTCCATCAGAACCATGGTTTTTGTGAATAATGTCATGGTGTAAATTTGGGCCATGTCAACACCTTCCAATGAATATATGTAAGCAGGGTCCTTGATCCTTGAATAGTGGCTCAGAATGTCACCCAAGGTGGTCCCTGGTATGCAGGAGGACACAATTTTCATCTGTGAAGTTACTTCTGGGCTGAACAGATCTGAGTGTTTGTGCCTCTTATAGTACGGGATCTTGTAGTTTACAGTAGCACCTTTCCCTGGGAAGTATTCCTTTGATAGCAGCTGGTAACACTTAATTCTGAAGCTGCGGGCCCCAGGTGTTTCTATTACGTCCAACATTACCTCCTGTGCATCAGCACCGATTAAGATCAGGTGGAGTGGATGCATGTTGAAGACTCCTCCAAAGGCTAGCGGGATTCTGCTTAAAGTGCGGATTCTAGGTATGTGATAAAACTTCCTTATCATCTCCCCCATCGTGATCATAGTCAGATAACACTGTAGTAAGGATGCTCCATTTGAGAACAATTCCACAACTTTGGATACCACTGTTGAGATGTCATCAACCCAACCTTTACCTTTAGGCTCAAAAGAGACGTTAGCGAGAAACTTGTGAGTCATGGGTATCAGTCTCTCCCTTGCGTACATGATAGAGATCAACTCAAAAAATTTGGGAGACAAACTGCACTTTTTTCTAGACATCAAGTGGTTCATTGCCTTCTGGTACATTTCGTATTGTCTGAAGATTTGAACATTCTTGGCGTACGAGCTAGACATGATGACTCCGCCACTATCATCACTATGAGCTACAAGATTCAGAATTGCGCCTTGTCTTTGTGCAATTTTGTCATTAAAATACAGCTGTGTAAAGGCATGAAATAGAGAAGATAAGTAGTTGAAAATGCCCATCATGAAACTGTAGGGCATTTCCATCTCATAATCACCATCAGATCTCTCTGTAAGGAGATCTACCAGGCTAGATGTCGCACTGTTCTTCTTCATCAATTCCACGTAATATTTTTGGAATCTTATCTTCTTTCTGAACATCAGAGACCACACATGGTAGAAGTAATCGCAAAACTCTGTAGGCAAGTAAGGCTCCATACCCCTTACAAAATAGTAGTACTTCCACAAGTTGGATTTCGGTGCCCACTTCCTACAATCTAATGTGCAGAAAGTTCTTACGGAGTCCGCCTCACTGAATTCAAAAACCTGGGAATGTATGAACTTAGGCCTGACGTGGCTCTTTTTATGGATCAACTCATTTGGTGTCCAAATACAAAGGTATTTGAAGAAAGCCTCCAATGGTGACTGCAAGAGCTTTGTTTCATCTGTCATGACATAAATCTCTCTGGAGCCCTTCCATTGCTTCTTATCCTTCATGTCAAATTCCATTTGGGCAGATTTGATGGCCTCGATCTTGTCGCCAAAGGAGGTGTGGGACTCTTCTAGCTTGTGATTGAACTCCTTGTAGCTTTCAGGAAGCTGTGAAACAAACTCCTGGGCTTTCTTCAGATTTTCCGCTGTCTCAAATACCACTTCATGCCCTTTAGCTCCCCAAAAGTTCCTGGTTGTGGACCTCATACCCTTCCCGGTAGATATTTTTGTGTATGAATCACTGATCACTTTGGTGAATTTTTGGGCCATATCTGACTTGGTCACCGCCCGAGTCAAATGCTGTCCAGCATACTTGCCTATACAAGTGGCCAGCTTGGGATCGAACATGAGGTCGTCACTGAAGAGCTTATCAAAATAATCATCTTCTGCTGCAATTGCGGTTGTTTGTGCAAGTAAAATATTAGGTTCGAAAGAAAATTTGGATGCAAACTCCTGTTGAGTTTCTAGGACGCTCCTCATATTTTTTAAATGCTCATTAACCCTATCGAAGGGGGCACGAGTCATGAACAGTGATTCGTCAAACTTCTCTGCACACAGGTCAAAGTTTTCAAAAACTTGGTTTGTGAAGATGTCGAAAATCTTGAATTCTGAGGCATGCGCATATATGTGCTGGTAACCTGAGCAGAATTTTCTCTGGCAGTAGTAGAAATATGGGTCGTAATCGTGGTCCACCATATCTTCAATGAGTTTCAAGACACTAGTGTGGCTAGACATGCTGTTGAGGTAAAGGTATCGGAAGAACCCAAACCATATTTCGACTTTGCGTCTCTGGGAGTACATGTTCAGAACTTTGGGGAAAATAAACTTCTTGAAGAGTTCAGGAGTGAGGTCTGACTCCGACAAAGAACAGATGTAGTAGTTACTGAAGGTGTAGTAAAGCTCAGCACCTGTCTTCACCATGTCAAAATGGAAAGTTTGCCAGGGGAGTACTACATATGTCTTCCCTGAAACTTCCAATTTCTTTGTGTAGTTAGAGAGATACAGCCAACTAAACTCTGGCGTGATGGGGAAAATCAGCTTGAATAAACGCGACTTTTTAGTTGACAGAACCTTCTTTCCGCCCTTCACAATAAGCATCGCATCTTCATAACCCATATTATCATACATGAAATCCTCCTTGTTCAACTTAATGTTTGAGAAATACAGCAGTGTGTAACAGAATCGGGAAATGAACTCCAAATCATGCATGATTTGGGTCCGTTTAAGCTCCTGTGTCTCCACACTTACCAAGTTGACCATCTCAGCTAACATGTTCTTCAATTCCAGCCCTACTGGGTCTGTATTGCTACGAATATCGTCACTGGTCTCTTCTGGTTTATGTGCCCATAGCATGTCGAAAAGTTGAGCAAACCTAGCATCCAACTCAGACATGTCTTTGTCGCTTGAGATTTTAATCACTCCTTTTTTTGTTGCAAAATGCTCCATCTCCTGCTCCCAGTGTTTCCTATAGAATGACCGGCTAACACTTACCCTATTTGAATATGTTGTACGTGTCTGCTCATTGATGTCTTTACTAATCTCCAGTTTAGCAGTGTTGAGCTCACTCAGCATTTCTTTGAGCTCCGGGGTCACAGCATAGCCGTGGCTTTCAAGGATCTCTTTTTGGCGGTGTACAGTTCGCAAGTTTTTTAGTTGTCTAACGAGTTTACGGTCATTGCCCAATAAATCGCAGACTCTGTAGAAAGCCTTGTTGTGTCTAGCAAGAGCAGCATCTAGCTTGTTGACATTCAATTCCCGTGAAATTATCTTCTCACTCTTATTCACATGAGTGATATGGGATAGTATCAGGTCTGTAACGGGGAGCCCCGTTCTGATCTCTTTTTTCACATAGGAACCTTTTGTGAGTTCTGTGGCGACAGGGAACATAAAGTAATTTTTATCATAAATTACTGTATTCGGGGCCTTTCGGAGCTCTGACAGTTTGTTATAGTATGAGCTCTCCACTAGCTTTACTTGGTCTTCGATGGGGTCCTCTGCCAGTGTGTGGATTGCTTGGTTCATCTTCGCCTCCTTCATCAACTTGTTGAAGAAATAATTCTCATACACCTCTGTATCTAAAAGCTCCTCCACGGGTGTTTCCTGACGGTCAATTTTGAAGTCTGTTGGGCTCCCATACAGCTTGAATGGCTCTTCAGCATCACTCACACCGCCTGTCATCTCTACATGCTCCAATACACCTTGAGACATATTTTGAATCAATGTCAGGAGCAAATTCTTGCTGGCACCTCCTTGTCTATTATCAATATAAACGGCATTGGTCTTCAAGTTGACAATTACCTTGAACTGCGACTTGTATGACACCCTCCTAAGGAAACTTTCAAGACTCCTCGAATTGCGTCGAATGAGGGCCAGCACTCTCTGGGCACGGTTTCTTTTAACACCTAGCTTTCTCACTTGAGTTGGGAATAAAGGCTCTGTGGTGATCCCCTCAAACCCGAACCCGACCTTAGCAGTGAGCTCCTGGTTTAACAACAACTCAGGAAGCAGTTCAGAGATGTCGGATTCTAACGCTAATATTGCCTCTTGTAGGTTAGACATAACGCTGCGAGGGTCCCTCACCAACTCTACATCCAGCAGTCTGGCTACAGATGCAAGATCATAACAAACACCCTCCACATCTGAGTCTAGTGCTAAAGTGGGATAGAACTGCTGAACAGATGCACCTGTGAGGCCGATAAGATTGCATTCGTTCTGATACTTACTGCGAGACTGCTTTGTTTTGAGTGAAGTTTCAAACCTCTTCACTACAGTAAATTCGACCAAAATAACAGAATCGGACATCTTATGGAGAAAATCTGGTGTCCTATCTGAGTCAATACCCAATGTTTCCCTGAAAGACTTCTCTTGAGTCGAGGGTAAGTTGAGCAGATCTAAGAATGCTGTCTTGAAGCAGTTGTGACGCAGCTTGTAATACATCTTAGAGTCAGCTGCTGTCAAAGCGTAGTTTTGCTTCTTGATGGAGTATCTAGAATCCACATATTGGTACAAGCCTGGGAGCTCCACTTCTTCTGATTCACATTTTAAAGGGTCATCAAAGAACTGGAGGTCTTGGTCTCTGTAGTCTTCCTTGAATACCGCGATATCATGTGCTGATTTGACTTCCACTCTTTTCATTGGCGCCTCTACGACATCACAGTTTGTGACCACACCCTGTACTATACATTTCGAAGATAGGTAATAGTGGTTGGGGTAAGTGTTGAATAGGGCCACAACATTGTGACTGGACTCTCCAAAGACCTGGCAAACAAGCTGTCCACTCAGAACGCGTGAAAACACCAGCTGGCAGTTGTATATTCCCGCCATGCGGTAGAGATGGTCCTCATTGATGTAGGTACCGGGTGGCTCATTCAACAGCTTGTAAACTGAATCAGGGCTGTATATCTTGGTATGTGGGTCTACGGTCTTCAGTTTTGCGAGATATGCATTGATGCACAGGAAAAAGCAGTCACCAGAGCCTCCCATATCTAGGAGTCTGGTCCCCTTGAAGAGGTTCACATAGTTCTCACCTACCATTGCGGGAGGGACAATAGGTGCTTCACACAGCCTTACAGCTTCGTCATAGTCAGGAATGTTGGGCTGAAAAGTGCCCACAAAAAGTTCAAATCGTGAGCCTCGGTCGTAGTAGACGAGTGAAGCCACACCAGAGGCTGTCACCTTCATTCCGGTTCCATCTTGAGTTGTTGTCATGTTTT